AGCGTGATTACCATATCCCCCACGTCTTGGCAGGCATACATTGGAAATAAAAATCCAACAAAGCTAGAAAAGGATGCGCTTAGACTTGAGAATCCAGGGTATGCTGACTCATGGTACAAGAATAAAATGAGGCAGATCAGAAAACAAAGAACAGTAGATTATTTTAACAATAAATACAAATTATCGTTAAATGATTTTGATGTAGCAGATGCATTCGGCATTGCTAACTATGCAAATAAGGTGTTGACAGAACGATGAAATTATATCAAAGCCAGACCTGGCTATATAGAAGGTATGTGGTACAAAAGAAAACGGTAACAGAAATTGCCGATGAGTGTAAAGTCTCTGCTATGACCATACAGAGGTACTTGGAAAAGTTTCAGCTAATTAGGAGGCGGTAATGTTAAAACCAGTATTCCCAGACTCAAAAGAATTTAGATATGATGATTTATATTTGTTAACAGTAGGTACTGCTGCTGGCAGAGAAATATTGGAATCCTGCATGGAAATTGCACACATGTTAATTAAAAAGAATATTGCCTACGGCAATTCAGCTCTTGAGCCTGTGCGTATATTTTCAAAAACGGGCCCAAGAGAACAACTTCATGTCCGTATTGATGATAAATTAAATAGGCTTATGAAGGGCACAGAATATCCAGGAGACAACGATATTGATGATTTAATTGGATATTTGATTCTATTAAAGGTGGCTAAATTGAAATTACCCGAATCTTAGTCGACTAGAATGGTATAATATATATATGGAAATTGAATTAGCGGATCATTTTGATCGCATGAATCAGGTCGTTGCCGAACTACTTAAAGGTAATAGCCCTACCCAGATTGCCACTATAACAGGTTTTAAGAGGGCAGATGTGTTAGGGTATATAGAAGAGTGGAAACAGGTCGTCAGAAGCGATTCTGGGGCTCGTGAGAGGGCAAAGGAGGCCATCTCTGGGGCAGATCAACACTATGCTATGTTAATTAAAGAGGCCTGGAAGACTGTAGACGATGCAGATCAAGCGGGACAATTAAATGTAAAAGCAACAGCATTAAAATTAATTGCAGACATTGAGAGTAAAAGAATTGGAATGTTGCAAGAGGTGGGGCTACTAGACAACGTAGAATTAGCAAATCAGGTTGCCGAAACGGAACGCAAACAAGAAATATTAATTGGTATACTGAAAGATGTATCTGCGGAACACCCACAAATAAGAAGAGAAATTATGCGTAGATTAGCTCAAATAACTGGAGTAGTTGAGCCTGTAGAGATAGTTGAGAACGCTAGTGGGTCTTGATTTTTCAGATGTTATCGACATTTTAGATGGGGAGGAATTTGATGAAAGACCAGTCGACTTACGACAATTCGTCACAAGCCCAGAGTACCTCGGACTCCCTGAGCTTTCGGAGCACCAGTATATACTCATTGAGAAGAGCAGCCAGATCTACAAAGAACAAACCCTCATCAAACTCTTCGGAGAAGATGAGGGCAGAAGAAGATTTAAACAAACCTGTAACGAAGTAATTGCTCAATTAGGCAAAGGCAGCGGCAAAGATTACTGCTCTGCGATATCTGTATCATATATAGTATATTTATTGCTATGTCTTAAGGATCCAGCAACATATTATGGTAAGCCTCCAGGGGATTCAATAGATATTATAAATATTGCTATCAATGCCCAGCAAGCAAACAACGTATTCTTCAAGGGTCTTAAAACTAGAATAGAAAAGTCCCCTTGGTTTGTAGGCAAGTATTCAGAAAAAGTTTCTGAAATAAAGTTTAATAAAAATATTACAGTACACTCAGGGCATTCAGAGCGTGAGGCTTGGGAGGGCTATAACGTAATAGTTGTAATTCTAGACGAGATTTCTGGGTTTAGTGTAGAAAATACTACGGGACACGAGCAGGCAAAAACAGGTGTTGCAATTTATGAGATGTATCGTGCTTCTGTAGACTCACGTTTCCCAGACTATGGAAAAGTTATTTTGTTGTCATTCCCTAGATATAAAAATGATTATATCCAACAAAAATACGACGATGTTGTTGCAGAGAAAGATATTGTAGTTAAAAGCCACCAGTTTAAGCTAGACGATTCCCTGCCAGACGGAACAGATGGCAATGAGTTTAATATTGAGTGGGAAGAAGATCATATAGTATCATACAGGTATCCAAAGGTTTATGCATTAAAAAGACCCACCTGGGAAGTAAATCCTACGAGGACAATTAATGATTTTAAGGTGGCGTTTTATAAAAATGCTCCAGACGCATTGGGCAGATTTGCCTGTATGCCATCAGAGGCAATAGACGCATTCTTTAAGTCTAGAGAAAAGATTGAGAACGCATTTAGCAACAGAATACTTGCCGTAGATCAATTTGGTAGGTTTGAAGATCGGTTTGCACCAGATCCAGACAAAGAATACTTTCTTCATGTCGACCTTGCCCAAAAACATGACCATTGCGCCGTTGCTATGTCACATGTGCAAAAGTGGGTTAACATAAAACTAACAGACACTTATTCTCAGCCCGCCCCAATTGTAGAAGTAGATGCGGTGAGGTACTGGACTCCGACCCCAGACAAATCCGTAGACTTTAAAGAAGTAAGAGATTACATCCTATCCCTTAGAACAAAAGGATTTAGAATTAAAATTTGTACATTTGACAGATGGAATTCTCACGACATGATGCAGCAATTAAGGCAGTACGGAATTAATACAGAAACTCTGTCTGTGGCAAAAAAACATTACGACGACATGGCTATGGTTATATCTGAAGATAGATTAAATGGACCGTCAATTAAATTATTGATTGATGAATTGCTTCAATTAAAAATTACGAGAGACAGGATTGACCACCCAAGAAAAGGATCTAAAGATTTGGCAGATGCGGTATGTGGGTCTGTATATAATGCAATTAGCAGAAGCAGGCCACGGAACAATGAAGAAATAGAAATTCATACCTATACATCACTAAAGTGGGATAGAGAAGAAGATGAAATTTCTTTAAATATGATACGGCCTCCGAGAATGCCAGAAAAGCTGGCGGACGCCCTGGACGGAATGGAAATAGTGTGAGTACCTATCAGGAAAAAGCAAAGCAGTGTAAGTGTTGTGGTAAACATGTGCCATTGCCAACTGTCTTAAAAGAATATAATGAAGTTTGTTTATGCCCCACTACATTTGCAAATGTGATAGAATATAAGAGGCTGTGGAAAGCCATGGGGTCAAGACCCCCTGGGAACGTTAGGAAACATTTTTCTGATTACGTACAGCAGCTAGTGGAAAAAACAATTGATAAAAGCGAGGATGGTGCTGTCGGTGAACATAAATTATAATGAATATTTTGACAATGAAAAACTTTTAAGTCATTTTATAGAGTTGGGAGTAGTTAATATAGAAGGGCTGGATGAAAAAGGAGAAATACTCTATTCTATTAATGAAGATCTTGCAAGAGAATATGCCCCAGAACTTCTTCAGTCTCACCAAGACTACGTCGACAGGTCTTTAATAGAGCTATATCAAGCTGGATTGATTAATATAGAATATAACGAAAATTTAGAAGCAACAATACACATGGGCCCCCTGGGACATCAGGCGGCTAGGGAAAAGGGCCTTATTAATATAGACCCAGACATCTTTAAAAATATCCCCAATAATTAAAAAATATGCTATACTTATAGTAGGATGCCCATTGGGGGTCCTATATTAATTTATTCGCTTAAGGAGGAATAAAATGGTAACACAATTTGCATGGGACCTTTTTAAGGACCCATTTTTTATTGGGTTTGACAAAGCGCTGGATACATGGAACCATGTTCATACGGTTTCTGGAACCGCAACTTACCCACCATATAACGTAATCAAGGTAGACGAAGACAACTTTGTTGTCGAATTAGCCGTTGCAGGATTTGGTAAATCAGATATTGAGGCATCAATAGCAGACGGCAAGCTTACAGTAAAGGGAGAATCAAAGACGGAGGATGCCGATTCGAAGTTTATCCACCGTGGTATTTCTGCCCGTAAATTTACCCGTGAGTGGGCCCTTGGTGAATATATGGAGGTAAAGGCTGCCGAACTAAAGGACGGGATGCTTAAAATCGATATTATACGCATTCTGCCAGAAGAGAAGAAGCCAAAAATCATAAAAATTAAATAAATAGTATAATAAAGATCTGCACCCCGTCACTGGGGAGTCGCAGACGGGCATTGCAGCCCAGAGATAGGACCTGAGCATGTCCTGTATAAACTGCTCCTAAATTTAAGGAGAAAGATGTTTGAGTATAGAGTTAAGAATGTGTCAAAAGTCGTTGACGGAGACACAATTGATGTCGACATAGACCTTGGCTTCAATATATCTTATTCTCAAAGATTAAGATTGGCAGGAATAGATACGCCAGAATCTAGGACATCAGATAAGTTTGAAAAAACACTAGGGCTTGAATCAAAAGAGTATTTGAAGTCTAAGTTTAAAGAAGCTCAAGACGTGGTTGTAAAAACAGAAAAGCCAGATAGCTCAGAAAAATACGGCAGGATACTTGGATGGGTATACCTTGATGGGGACAGCAAATCTGTCAACGAGCAAATGATCGAAGACGGCTATGCTTGGGGATACATGGGCGAAACAAAGATAAAAGATTTCGCAGCCCTGGCAGAGAAAAGAAAAAAGAGCGGAAAGTAATGCCCGTATATCAATATAGGTGTACTATTTGTAGTAATATTTTAGAGATCAATAAGTCTGCTGATAACGCAAGCGTGGTAGAGCTTTGCAGCAAATGCGGTTCAGCCATGATAAAACAATACGGACCATTTGGAATACAATTTAAGGGTAAGGGATTTTACAAAACGGATAATTCTAGCAAAACAGATAATACTAACTAAGTGGTTCAATGTTATAATTAACTAGACAGACATCATGTTTGTGTAGGAGTTATAGTTGACTAGGACTAAGCTATGGAGAATATCATTAGCCTTTATTTTAGGGATTGGATGGCTATTCCTTACCCCCGCCCAAAGCAATCCAGACCCCTTGACTGCTGCTTATGTAGAGATTTCAGAATTAAATAAAAAGGTAAATAATCTCCAGTACAAAACACGATTTCAATCATTAATCAACACAGCAACAGATAAACATAGCACCGCAGTGTCGGCTAAGACTACTAAGGATAACTCGTATACCGCATATGATCAGGCGGTAGCAGCACAAGCAACAGCGCTATCAGAAAAGAATGCTGCTCAGGTTGCGGTAGATAGTCAAACCGTTACAGTAGCCACAGCCTTAACCAATAAAAACAACGCCAAAGACGCATTAGATACTGCTAATATAAATCTTGCTACAGCAAATTCTCAATATCCTCCTTCCACTGGAGATCCAGGATTGAATGCTTATTTGTATAACTGTTTAACCTCCAATAACTTTTACAATGCCTCCCCCCAACTCGGATGTCCGCAAGGATATGGCGGGGGCATTCCAACCTCAATTGGGGTGTGGACAAGCTTAAGCTGGAATTATGGATCAGGAGGGCCAGGGGGACTCTCAGAAGATTTTCAAATTAAATTAACTGGGTACATAAAACAAACATTAAATTCGACTCCTCAATTTAGAACTTGTGGAGACGACGGTATAATTCTTAAGATTAATAACTTAACTGTGATTAATGATTGGATAGATCGTCCTGGATTGTGTGGATCATCTAATGGTTTTAATATGGATAGCAATCAATGGGTTCCAATTGAAATTTGGTATTATGAAAATGGTGGGGGCGCAAATGGAGATGTTCAATGGAATATAGGAAGCGGATTTGTGACAATTCCAAGCAATGTTTTGACTACATCTATAACTGCTTCTCAGCAAGTTATCGCCGCAGAGGCCGCAGTAGCAGCAGCGCAGGCGGTATACAATGACAAATTATCTGTATATAATTCTGCTAACAATACCTTAACTACATATAATCAGACTTTGACAACTAAGACAACTGCACATAACACCGCCGTTACAAATACGGCAAATGCTTTGACTGCTAAAAATAATGCTATCACAGCATACAATCAATCTATTATAGATATGGAAGATGCAATTGATGATGCTTGGGATTATTATGACGAGCAATTAGTTAAAGAAATTAATACTGCTATTGCTATTGCCCTTGCACAGGCTGCCGCAAATCAACCAGCAGCTACTCCTACGCCAACACCTGAACCAACACCTAAACCAACACCTGAACCAACGCCTAGACCAACGCCTGAACCAACACCTATCCCTACACCTATACCTACACCTGAGCCATCGCCTGAGCAAACAAAACCAGTTGATCCCACTCCAACTCCAAGGCCTGAAATAACCGAAGAGGCAAAGCCAACTCCAACTCCTGAACCAGAGCCCACTCCTGAGCCCTCACCAGAGCCCTTACCTCAGCCAACGGATACAGCTCCAGATCCAAGGCCTGAACCTGAACCAACTCCTGTCGAACTTTCTCCAAAACCATCTAACAATGTTATCATAAATGATTTATATGCGCTAGCAAATTTAACAAGCAAAGATAATGTAGTTATTAAATTAACGCCAGAACAATCGGCTGCCGTAGCAAATGTTTTAATTGAATTAAAACCAGGGCAGAAAGAAGAAGTGGCAAAAGATTTAGGAATTAAAACAGAAGAAATTGCAATAATTGCAGAAGCTATGAAAGAAAATCCTATTTTAGCGTCAGCAGTGGTAGAATTCTCTGATAGAGCAAAAGAAAATGTAGAAGCTCCTATGCCATACACATTAGCAGATGCAACCACAGAATTACAAACAGAGGCATTTTTGACGGATCCAATAGGAGCATTAACAAATATAAATTTTGAAAAATTGCTTAGCCCATCAGAATGGGGTAAGGACATGACAGATGACCAGAGAGAAAAAGCACAAGAAGTAATTGTTCCTGTAATTATTGCAAGTAATATAATAGCAGCCGCTATGACTAGGAGGGTATAATGAAACTAATTATTAAATTAGCCAAGGGATTTATACGTTGGATTTGGGAAGCCGTCAAGGAAAGTATCGCACAGGTATGGACCTTGCTGGGCTTTTTTATTGCCTGGCTGACCCTTACTGGAACGGCCCAGGACGTAGTGGCAGTAGCCACCGTTGTAGTTACCGCCATTTGGCTGATTACCATGCCTCTTCGAAAAGAAGACAGATAAATGCTATAATGATGTTATGAAAAAAATAGGTGCCCTATTAGCTAGCCCTGTGCTAGTCCTCATAATTACATCGTGTAATTATGATGGGTCATACCGATATCCTTGCCAAGACCCCGCAAATTGGGAAAAAGTAGAGTGCAACCCACCAGCTTGCAGGACCACGGGAACATGCTCTATTGATTTGGTGGGGCAGGAAGTATGGGATGAGTACCAGAAATCAAAGGTAAAAAATGGCTAGAGAAAGATTAACACCAGCAGATCTTGATGCAAGATTAAAGTTTATCCTAGGCATAACGCTAGGAACCATTTTGCTATGTACTGCGTTGGGAATTTTATACGCTCTTATATTTGTAACACAACCAATTGGAGCACAATCAGAAAATGATAAAATGTTTTTTAATGTATTAGGAAGCGTTGCAACATTTATTACAGGAACGCTGGCTGGCCTATTAATTGGGCAATCGGGCGCTAAAGATATTATAAAGGCGCAGCTTGACAATAAAGAAATGGATGCCAAGAATATACAGGCAGACAAGAAACTTGAAGCAGAAATTGATGAAGCGGCAGCACGTAGGGCCGCAAAGCCAGCAGATCAAGTTCCCGTTGCACACGAAGTAGATGAGGAATGGGCTAAATAATGGCAAGCCAGGGAACGGCAGAACGTTTTATTGAAATTGCTAAAGCAGAAATTGGAGTCGTAGAGGGTCCAAAAGATAACGAGACTAAATATGGTGCATTTACTAAGTCTAATTTCCAGCCATGGTGCGGGTCATTCGTAATGTGGTGTGCAGATCAGGCAGGAGTAAAAGTTCCAAATACCGTTTACACACCAGCAGGCGCAGCAGCATTTAAAAAGGCAGGCGCATGGATTGATGGAGACCTTGCCGATCCAGAGGCAGGAGATGTTGCCTATTTCGACTTCCCCTCAGATGGTGTCGAGAGAATTTCTCATATAGGTATTGTCATAAAAGACAATGAAGACGGAACCGTTTGGTGTATAGAGGGAAACACAACCAATCGAAAGGGCGGAAGCCAAAGAAACGGTGGGGAGGTTTGCAAACAACTTCGTGCATTTAAGAAAAACAAAAAGGGCGTTTTGATCTCAATTGTAGGATTTGGTAGACCTAAATTTAAAAAGGGTGGCCCTAAAAAGGCAGGTGGGGCAGACGAGCTTAAGGTATAATGAACATTTATACGGTAAAATTAGAGGTGGAAGCAGAAGTCGAGGCCTTTAATGAAGACGATGCCCTAGAATATGCTGGCGAGATATTTGGGGTAGATGACGAAATTAAAAATGTTGAGGTAATTAGCATAAAGGAGAACTAGTATGGGTGATCTGGTCGAGAACTCTGATATAATACTAACATGCCATATAGTATAGGTTCTAAAGGATCATACGGATGTTCTGGTTATCCTGCCATAAAGAACGATACTAAAGAGGTCATGGGCTGTCATAAAACTCGCAAAGAAGCAGCAGCACAGATTTATGCTATTAATCGTTCCGAAAAGCAGGGTTTTCTTAGTCTCGCAAAAATTGTAAATAGGGGGAAAGATATGAAAAAGCCATTCAAAATGCAAGAAATAGTAGATGAAATTAAAGATATGTTGGAAGATATGGTTAATCCAACGGACACAGTCGCTGAAATACAAGAAGAATTTGTTAAATTTGTAGACCTTAAACCAGAGGAACAAACAGACGAAGAGATTTCAAAAACCTATAATTCAGATAATGAAGAGGAAGATAAATGGGACAACCTAAATAAAGCCTGCTGGTCAGGGTACGAGCAAAGAGGCATGAAGGATAAAAATGGTCGCAAGGTCCCAAATTGCGTCCCAATTGAGAAATTAAATGACGAAACAAATGAAGAGCCAGCCGATGAAGGACGGGGCAAATATGTTTATAAGTCCATATGGAACGGGGTTTTTCTAAAATAGTCGTTGACATAGCCGCAGCAGATACTGTATAATATATATCAGTGGGATGCTGCGGTTTATGTTTAGGACAGCATGTTGAGTTTAACTGAATTAGGGGTCGAAGTCTTCATCAAGAAGGCCAGATTTGTTACTCCCTTTTGGGATAATTACGATTTAATAATTTGGGAAAAAAATAACAACGGCTTCACAAGCGTAAATGGCATGTTTAAAAAGAATACATGGGGAACAGCAGAAGAAATTTCTGTTGACAATAACGGAATATGGAAGTTGCCTGTAAAACATGTCAAAAATTTTAAATGATCTAGGTGTAGACGAAGAAGACCTAGACTGGTTTCATCTTGCAATATGCAAGGGCATGGACACAAACTTATTTTATGATAAGTATGAATCCGATCCCAACATAGCAAGAAATATAGATGAAATGTGTTTTAGTTGTCCAGTAATGAAGATGTGCCATCAGTCTGGAGTAGAAAACGACGAATACGGCGTTTGGGGCGGAGTATACTTGACTGCAGGTTCTATTGATAAATCAAAGAATTTACACAAAAAATCGGAAGACTGGAAGAGGTTAAAAAATAAAAATGTTTATTAATAAAAAAGATATTAAAGAGCATTTTAAGTACGGAATAAATCATTGGACTGGCGAGCCCAATAAACCTGTTTTCTACACAAAAG